ATTCTCACTGGTGATCTCAGTGTCTTGAATCTTCTCTATGATCAGGCATACATTACCATGAAGATGGATGGTATGTCGTTGGTGTGGGGTACTAACCCTGCCAATGGTAGGTTTTTTGTTTGTACCAAATCTGCATTCAATAAGAAGAAAGTTCGTCTCTGCTATACTCCAGACGATATTGATACCCATTTTGGACACCAAGAAGAAGTTGCAGAGATTCTATATTATTGTTTGAAGTATCTTCCCAAAACTGATAATATCTACTGGGGAGATTGGTTGGGTTTTGGTAGGACCGATGTGCTTACTCAAAATACTCTCACCTATGTGTTTTCTGATGTAATTTCTCAACAACTGGTCATCGCACCTCACACTCAAGTGTATGTTGAGGATAAAATGTGTGACGCAGTTTGTGTTCCTCTAGAGGAAGTATTTGTAGATACTGATATGATCAAATGGGTACAACCTTCTGTTGATCGTATCTATCGTGGACAATCTACACCAAAGGTGAATCCTAACTTTATCAACTTTCTGACCAAGAAAGAAGCCGAAGAAGCTAAGATTTGTATCAATTCTATCATCAAAGCTGGTTATGATCTCGATGATGGTACTCTCACTGACATTCTTGGTTGTCAACATCTTGCCAATCTGTATCAGATGGTAATTGAAATCAAGGAAGACTTGATGGAAGACTTTATTGTCAGTGACTCACCAATGTGTTATCTTCCGAATGGAGATATGACTTCTGGTGAAGGTTTTGTCTTCCATTCTGAGACTTATGGTAGTGTGAAATTGGTCAATCGCCATGAGTTTGCATATGCTAACTTCAATTCTGGTCGGTATTCAAGTTAGTAACCCGCAAAGTGTTCTTATAGTATAGAAAGTAAATTGATGATCAATCTTCGTTCTCATCAACAAGATATTCTTGATCGCATGTTGATTCATGATAAAGGTCAAATCATTGTGCCTACTGGTGGAGGGAAGACTCTGTGCATGATCATGGATATTATAAAGAATCAGAAATATATTGATAATGGATCCACCATTGTTGTGGTTGCTCCTCGTATTCTTCTTGCAGAACAGTTGTGTTCTGAGTTTCTTGAGTTGATTGATACTACTCACACACATGTACTTCACGTGCATAGTGGTGAGACTCATCATGCTAGTGGGACTAATCCCGAAACGATCGCATTGTTCGCTAACACTGCACGTACTGCTGGTGAGAATGTTATCATCTTTACCACATATCATTCTCTTCATCGTGTTCAGGAAGCTGATATTGAGGTGAATACGATCTACTTTGACGAGGCACACAATAGTGTTCAACGTCACTTCTTTCCTGCAACTGAGTATTTTTCTCATGAGGCAGATCGTTGTTACTTCTTCACAGCAACTCCCAAACATAGTCTGTCGATCTCTAAACCTGGGATGAATCTTCCTGAGGTTTATGGTCAGGTTATTGCTCAAGTTCCTGCAACTCGGATGGTTGAAGAGGGTTACATTCTTCCTCCTAAAATTGTTGTCAAGCAACTGGAGATGGTACAGGACAAGCAGATGATTGCCGAACGTGATGCCAGTAATATGTTGGAAACTATTGATGAGAATAGTCTCAACAAGATTCTGATTTGTGCTCGTTCGACTAAACAAATCATCAAGCTGATTGGGGAGTCTGACTTCACTCAACAACTGCAAATGCGTGGTTATTCTTGCATGTATATCACTAGCAAGACTGGTGCCATTATTGATGGGAAGAAAGTGAATCGTGAAGTGTTCTTTGAGACTCTGAACGGTTGGGGTAAGGATCCCGAGAAGAAGTTTGTTGTTCTTCATCACTCTATTCTGTCTGAAGGTATCAACGTGAGTGGACTGGAAGCTGTGTTGTTCATGCGTAACATGGATTACATTGGAATCAGCCAAACTATTGGTCGTGTGATTCGTCTGGGTGACAAGTCCAAGAAGTTCGGTCTAGTTTGCGTCCCTGTCTATGACAAGGTGGGTATCAGTACTGCCAAGAGTATTCAGGCAGTTGTTGACACCACCTTCGGCAAAGGTGAACCCGCTGTGAGTGTGATCCGTCGATGAATTACCTTCAATATGATAACCCTACCATTCTAGAGCCTAAGCCAGGTGTACCTGGGTTTATTGTTGGCAAGAATTGGAATGATCAGGATATGATTGCTGCTGTTCCTGTTATTGGTAGTAGGACACAGTTAGCAATCATATATCATGGAAGTGTGGTGAAATATTGTAGGAATCTAGAGTCAGCAAAAAAATATATTGAGAAGATGAAAAAATCAAAGAAAAAAAGTTAGTAACCTCGAAACTGTCTCTATAGTATGAAAGGAACTGAAGTTATGAAGAAAACCACTCCCTGGCAAGACATTATGGATCAAATCATCGGAGTTCATGTTATGGATCCTGACGGTGAAGTTTATATGGTAACTGGTTCAAAGCGTATCCATGAGATGTTTGAACCCTACATCAAGTTGCTTCGTATTTCTGATAACAAGGAAGTGTATGTGTCACTTGATGCTTATGGTCACATGTGTGACATTGCCGATGAAGCTGATATTCTCGTCCGTCGTTGATATAACCACTGTAATCAAATCACATGGAAAACTACATTGATCCCCGCACTGTATTTGCGGATGATGAGTTCACCTTTTTTCGGTTACAGTTACTTCGTGAGGTTGAAAAGTATGACAAACCATATACCAAAGATCTACAAGAAAAAGAACAACGTAAGGCTGATAATTGTCTAACTTATCTTATGAACTATCGTCCACATCAACAGGAGTTTTAATCATGCAAATCGAAAAAGAACTGAAGTTCATTATCAATAGGCTTCAAAATGCTGTGAACGTTTGTGATAACGTTGATAGCTCTCTTGATGATTATGAAAAGACCTATCCTTTCGCAACTGGTTATTCTAAATCTGCAATGCGTGATACTATAACTGATCTTGAGAAGATTGTTCGTCAACTTTATACTATCGAGTCTGAAGAAGTTTCTCATTGGGATTGTCACTAATTAAAGTTAGTAACCTCCAAACTGTTCCTATAGTGTAACACAGCTTGATTCTTATGTTTGAAGAGATGTGGTCTGAGATTCAGGATATGCAAGGAGAGATCTTTGATCTTAACATTCCAGAATTGAAAGATGAAGAAGATGAAGATAAAACTTTTAACTCTTTTCTGAAGTCTAACTGCGATTTCTGATGTCTACCGCCACTTTTGCAGTACAGCCTACTGCTTGGACTAAGTTTGATCCTAATGGATGTGATTGGGCCACTGATATCAATCATGCCTATAATATTGCACAACATTGGGGTGAAGAATGTGTGATTTGGCGTATTCCTCACAATGGTAATGCCATGGCATGGGTTAAAGTCAAAGAGGATCACTTTTCAAGTCATTAAAGTTAGTAACCTCCAAACTGTTTCATTAGTATAAGCACACTCAAGATCATGGCAACTCGTTCTCGCATCGGTATTAAACTTCAAGACGGAAGCATTCTGAGTTCCTATCATCATTGGGATGGCTATCCTGAGTGGTTGGGTCGTATTCTCACCACACATTACAACAGTAAGGATAAAGCATCCGAACTGATTGATGGTGGCGACATGTCCTGTTGTTGGACTAAAGATCGTTGGACTGGTAAGAAAATTGCAGAATATGTGATTGAGAATAAGGAAGTTGAGGAATATGGTCCTCAATACTATTCTGGGCGACTTGAAGATTGTCCTCCTGTTCTTCATCAAGATCTGAATGAGTTTCTGGTCTATACTGATGATAATTGTGGTGGTGAGTATGCCTATCACTTTGAGAATGGTGAATGGATTTGTCATCAAGTTGGTTACAGTGTAGATAAGAATATGGTCAAGCAAGTTGAGATTCCAAGTGGTGCACTTGCTGTCTGATATTGTTAGTAACCTTCAAACTGTCCTTATAGTATGAACAACACTCAAACGATGGAAATGGTTGAATCTCCGGCATATCTTGGTTCTGACAAAACTATGTTCATGACCGAGGCATTGATTGAACAGTTGAACAATCGTTGGAAAGTTGATAGTATTGAATCGGGTCATTCTTCGTATTATATTTTGACTCAAGAGGTTGGAAGAAAGTATATCAAAGTGATGCAACATACTTCTACCTCATCTGGGCGAAGTGTTTATATGTTCATTGATAAGAAGAGTGGTGCAGTTTATAAGTCTGCATCATGGAAGACACCTGCAAAAGGTATTCGATTCTGGATTGATCAGTTGGCAAATCAACCTGACATTTGTGATCCTTATGGTGGTTTTCTTTATGTCCGATGATATACTTTCTTATCATACTAGCCAGTATTGTGTGGGCATTACTGGCATTATTTTCTCCTTGGTTTAATCATCTGAATAAAGAGAATGAGCGTTACTAAAGAACAACTTATCGACGCACTTTATAATGAATATGTGTGGTTATGTCATGATGATTTCGATCCTGATGTAGATGCTACACCTGAAGAATATCTGGAAGGATTAAAAGAGATGAGTTATGATGAGTTGATTGAAGAAACATCAACTGATGACATTTACCATCTTGATGAGTTTATGGAGGCATGGGCGTAAGGAATTAAAGTGAGTAACCTCGAAAGTGTTTCAGTAGTGTAAGGACTTGAATCAAATGCGAATCGACGTTATGTGCAACGGTGCTCCTTGGGAGAATACCACAACTGATGCAGATCGTGCATATGATCTTGCATATTCTTTGTCTGAAGAGTATCAGTGTGATGTCGATCTTCGTTATAACGAGACTGGCATTATCTTCACCACTGTTTCTAACTACTGATGATGACTTGCAAATACGAATTGATCGACTTTTTGCTTGACAAATGTCTAGAAGATAAGGATCTTCTAGAGAACATTCTTGATGATTATGTCACAACCATGAGTGATAATAAACTCATTGAACTTGAGGACTTTCTTTCTAACAATTTTGGAGACGACTAATGCAATTCCAAGTAACTGAAATTGAGTTTGATTTTGAGGATGCTTTACATCCTATGAGTGATGTAGAGATGCAAGAAGTTTATGATGATTATGTGGGTACATTTTGGGAAGCAGAAGATGGAGATGATCTAATTGAAGAGATCACATCTGCATCAGGTTGGTGTATTCGATCCATTGATTATCGTAATGTCCTTTCTTAGTATGCCTTTTTTCAATCCTGGAAACAACACAGCTATGTTCATTCCGAATACTGACTGGAATCGTGGAACTTATAGGGAGTTGCTTAATATTTTGAAGGAAGTGCCTGAGGAGATGTTAGATCAGACTGCAATGGTTTATGATAATAAGATTGATGAATATGTTGATGTGAGGAGTATAGGATGGACAGGGCCAGGTTGTGAGGTATTAGGTAATCAGCACATGTACATTTCAATCAATTAAAGTGAGTAACCTCCAAAGTGTCCTAGTAGTATGAACAACACTTTCACCGTCCGTTTTGATTCTCCTTCACTCAACTCTCCAGAATACATTGGACCTTTCTACTCTCAAGATGAGGCAGAAGATTATGCTGATGATCGCAACAGTTCGTTAGCATTATCTGGTGTTCCTTCCTGGGTTGCTTGTTACTCTGTTGTTGACTGAAATGCAAAACACTTACATGATTGAGGTTGATAGGATTGAACCCAATGGTGACATCTTCACTCTGATTGAGTATAGGAAACTGAAAGCAACTAAAACTAACAAAGGTCGTGATCGCCAAATGAACAACCTTGTCAACAGAATTGCAGAGGAATTGAAATACTATCAAGTTCCCCACAAACGTTATACTGTCAGTGTTGTCTGATATTGTTAGTAACCTCCAAACTGTCCCTTTAGTATGAGAACACCTGAATCCCAAGAAAAGCTGAATTACTATGCAGAGCAATTGTATCTTGCCAGGAACATGTATTGTGAGGCAAAGGAATCGTTAAAGTATTCTCGGCAACTTGTTTCATTATACAAGGCAAAATACGAGCAGGAATTAAAGGATCCTGATTTCAATCTTTTCAAAGAAATGTTTTACGGTGAGAGTAATCATGAGTGATTCAATGAAGCAGCAATGTGTTGATGAGATGGGAGAGCATTTGTTTTCTTGTTATGAAAGTTTTTTAGAAAGTGGAGAGATTAGTAATGCAGAAGCTGTATGTAGTGAGTGGATTATAGATGGAAGAGATCCCGAAGATGGGACTTATGAGTTTATGTTTATCAACGATCTTACGAGTGTTTAAGTTAGTAACCTCGAAAGTGTTTCTATAGTATCAGGGTTGAGACTTCTCTCTCACTATTGTTTCTAGGATTAAGTTCCTCCTTCTTTAGTGAATTGTTTCTCTCTTCTCTTCTCACAATTTTCTTCAAATGTCTAACACTTTTCGTTTCACTTCTGTCAAGGAAGCAATCAATCATCTGATGGATTCTTGTAATCTGAGTAATCAGGAAGCAATGCACTTTATCTGGGATAATCAATTCACTGTAGGTACAGATAATGCACTTTGGTTGACTATTCCTGCTGACTTTGGTTGCTGATATTGTTAGTAACCTCGAAACTGTCTTAGTAGTATAGGAACACACAAAACACACAACATGCGTAAGATTGAACAACAAATGAATCAGGCAATTCTCAACAATGAGGATTGGAAATCTGGTAACACTTCTGTTTCCTATGACCCT